CGTTAACAACGCCTGCTTTAGGAACACCAAGTTCAGGAACATTAACAAACTGTACCAGTTTACCAGTTTCAGGAATTACTTCATCTACATCTACAGCATTAGGTGTTGGAAGTTTAGAATTAGGTAATGCTTCAGACACAACATTATCACGTTCATCTGCTGGTGTTTTAGCAGTTGAAGGTGTTGTGGTACCTACAATTTCATCTTCAAATACTTTAACAAATAAATCAATTAATTCTACAAACAATACAATTACAAATATTAAATCTGAAGATTTTGCGGATAAAGTATTACAAACATCAGCTTCAATTGATGTAACAAATTCTGGTTCAGGTGCTTATCTTTTTAACTCACACTATTCAGGAAATAATCCTACATTATATTTAAGAGCAGGCCAAACTTATGCTTTAAATTTAAACGTATCAGGCCACCCATTTCATTTACAAACAGTTTCAGGTGCTTACAGTTCAGGTAATCCATATACAACAGGTTTAACTCACGTTGCTACAAACGGCACGGTTACAACAGGTTCTTCAGCATTATTGAAAGTAACAGGCACTTTATATATTGAAGTACCATCAGGTTCTTCAACAACAATTTACTATGCTTGTCAATTTCATTCAAGTATGGCAGGTAAAATTGTATTAGGACCAATTTCAGATGGCTTTGTAGGTGATGGTTCAACTGTGGCATTTACAATAAATAATGGTAGAAATGTAAATGATGTTTTGGTTATTGTAAACGGTATTATATTAGTGCCAACAACAGACTATACAATTTCAACAACAACATTAACTTTCGTAACGGCGCCAGCGGCGTCGGCCGAAATACAAGTAAGATATCTATAAAATATGGGAACAATAACAAGAAGTTTTGCTAATTTAATTACTGCTACTGGTCCTAATGCTGTAGCAGATGGAGCAATTACAGCTGCGGATTTAGCTTCAGGAGTAGGTGGTAAAGTTTTGCAGGTTGTACAAGGAACATTTACAAGTTCAGGAGCTCCATCACTTACAAGTACTAGTTTTGTTGCTTTTAATGATGTAACTGCATCTATTACACCTTCAAGTGCAAGTAACAAAGTTTTAATTTTATTATCTACTAATGTTTATGCACCATCTGGTGGTACAACATTTTTAACAATTGCCAAAAACACAACAAATTTAGGTGGTTCAAAAGGATTTTCACAAAAAAGCACAGCTAATTGGGGTAGTGCAACAATGGTATATTTAGATTCTCCATCAACAACATCTTCAACTACTTATAATCTTTATGCAAGAGTTGATAGTGGAGAAGGATATATGTATGGAGATTCAGGAAATGTTAATACAATAACTCTTATGGAAATAGCAGGATAATATGACAACTATAAAAATAATAACTAAATCAATATTAGCAATCAATCCTAAAGCCGAAGTAACTGTAAAAGGAAATGATATTAATACAATAGAATGGCACAATGGCACACCACCAATACCAAAGGAACAGATATTAGCTATACTTCCACAAGTGAAATTGGATATTGCGTTAGATAATTTAAGAGCTAAAAGAAATAAACTATTAGTTGATAGCGATTACATTATACTTTCGGATAGTCCTGTAAATGATAAGGCTAATTGGATTACATATAGACAAAAGCTTAGAGATATTACAAATGGATTAACAACGATTGAACAAGTAAATAATGTAACTTGGCCAATTAAACCATAATGGAAACCGTATAAATAATAAAAAAGAATAACAAATTATGCCAGCAATTATAACAAACAAATTTAGAATTAACAACGCTGAACAGTTTAGCGAATCGTTTTCTGAAGCCTCACCTGAAGTTTATTATCTAGGTATCGGCCGACCACAGGCCTTTGCAACACAAACAAGAGCAGATTCACGTACAGAAAATCAAGGCACAGATGCGGCCGCAATTACACCTACTGACAGCGTAATAGATGAATTATATACTTTTGATGATTTATTAGCAGTAAAAAAAATTACAACTTCAGATACTTCATTTGTAATACCAAGAAGAAACTGGACAACATCAACAGTTTATGATTATTACAGACATGATTATGGTAATCGTATTACAGGTACAACAACAACACAATCAGCAAATTCAGGTGCAACAACATTATTTGACGCAACGTTTTATGTATTAACAGCTGCAAGAAATGTTTACAAAGTAATAGACAATAATAATAACGGAGCTTCAACCGTAGAACCAACAGGTACATCAACTTCAGTGTTAACAACAGGCGACGGATATAAGTGGAAATATATGTACACTTTATCAGCTGCACAACAAGCAAATTTTTTATCGACAGATTTTATGGCCGTTTCAACAGACGCAACAGTTTCATCTGCTGCTGTTGACGGTGCAATTAATACTGTAAAAATTAAAACTGCTGGCTCAGGTGGCACAAACGGCACATACACAGGTATTACAATACGAGGTGATGGCACAGGTGGCACCGTCACAGTCACAGTTTCAGGTGGTGTTGTTTCTGCTGTATCAGTAACAGCTGCAGGCACAGGTTATACTTTTGCAACAATTAGCAATGCACAAATTGTAGCAGCTGGCGCAACAGGTTTATCAGGTGCAGAAATAGATGTAATTATTCCACCAAAAGGCGGCCATGGTTTTGACGCAAAAAAAGAATTAGGTGGATTTTTTGTAATGTTGAACGTATCTTTAGAAGGCACAGAATCATCTAACACTGGCGACTTTACAACTACAAATGATTTTAGAAAAATTGTATTAATACGAAATCCTTTTTCAGGAGGCTCTGCTGCTTCTACAACAACTTTACGTGCAACAAAAGCATTACGTTTTGCTTCTTCACCAACACCAGGATCATTTACAGCTGATGAAGAAATAAATCAAGCAACAACAGGTGCCGTAGGTAAAGTTGTAGAATATGATTCAACAAATAGAATACTACATTACATACAAACAAGATTTAATGATGAAGGCGTTGATAGTAATGGTAATCGTACAGCGTTTAGCGGAGCAAATGTAATTACAGGCCAAACTTCAGGTGCAACTGGCACGCCAAGTGCTGTGGCAAGTGAAACAGCAGACGAAATTACATTTACAAATGGTTATAAAGATTCTGAATTAGATAGACACAAAGGCGATGTTTTATACATTGAAAATCGAGCACCAATAACAAGAGCAGCGGACCAGACCGAAAATATTAAATTAGTAATTGAGTTTTAGGGAGAATTATGCCAAGTCCAACAGACTTTAACCTCTCACCATACTTTGATGATTTTACAGAATCAAAAAAGTTTTATCGTGTTCTTTTTAGACCAGGATTTGCTGTTCAAGCAAGAGAGTTAACACAATCACAAACCATATTACAAAATCAAATTGAAAGATTTGGTGATCATATTTTTGAAAAAGGTGCAATGGTTATACCTGGCCAAATTGCATTTGATTTAAATTATTACGCTGTTAAACTTACTTCAAAAACATTTGCTTCAGTATCATCTTATATTGGTAAAGAATTAAGAGGCGTTACATCAGGCGTAAGAGCATTGTGTGTAAACGCAACAGCAAATGATGGTACAGATCCAGATACTTTATTTGTAAAATATATTAGAACAGGTACAAACAATACTTCATTCGTATTTTCAAATTCAGAAACAATACAAGCTTTTGCTGATAGTTCAAGTGCAACAGTTTTGGCGAGTGCTGTTGTAAATTCAACAGCCACAGGTGCGGCCGCAAATATAGAGGAAGGTGTTTATTATATAAATGGATTTTATGTAAAAGTTTCTGCACAAACGCTTATACTTGACAAATATACAAATACGCCGAGTTATCGTATTGGTGTTACCGTTGTAGAATCAATTATAACTTCAAATGATGACGCAACTTTAAATGATAATGCCGCTGGTTCTTCAAACGCAAATGCGCCAGGAGCTCATAGATTTAAAATTGATTTAACACTTGCAAAAAAAACTATATCATCAACAAGTGATCAAAATTTTATAGAATTATTACGACTAGAAAATGGATTTAGAATTAATCAAGTTCGAAGCACAGAATATTCTGTTTTAGAAGACACATTTGCTAGAAGAACGTTTGATGAATCAGGTGACTATACAGTAAAAGATTTTGATTTAGATATGAGAGAACATTTATCATCAGGCAACAATAGAGGTATTTTTACGGCTGCAAATGGCGGTAGTGAAGACAAATTGGCCGCTGGTTTATCACCAGGAAAAGCTTACGTAAAAGGTTATGAAATTGAAACTATTGGCACAACTTTTTTAAGTTTAAATAAAGCTAGAGAATTTGATACACAAAATAATAACAAAACAAGATTTAATATAGAAAACTTTGTAAACGTTGTAAACGTATTTGGTTCGCCTGATATAGGATTTGTTTCAGGTGATGTTGAAGCATTTAAAAATATAAATTTATTTGATACTGCAACAAGTGTAAGAGGTACACAACAATCAACCGTTGGCGTAACAGTACCACAAATTGGCCGTGCTAAGTCACGTGGTTTTGAATTAAATAGCGGTACAGCTACATCTTTTATATTTGCAAGTTCAGCTTTAACAAGTGCGGTGTATAAACATTTTCTATTTGATATAGAAATGTTTACTCATTTAAATTACACAACAGCACAATCTTTTACAAATGGAGAAAAAATAACAGGTGGCACTTCAGGTGCTACAGGCATAGTTCAATCATTATCAACAACTAAATCTGCTGCTGTTACTAACGTAACTGTAGCAAGTCCTGGTGTTGTAACTTCAAGTAATCACTCTTTTAAAGAGGGTATGCAAATACAATTTTTAAATGCAGGTTTTCAAGTAAATTCGGCCGCTGTTTCAGATAGTACAAAGTTTACTGTAAAAAATCCTACAACAAATACATTTGAATTATTTGACGCTGAAGGCACATCTGCTATTAACGTTACATCATTTTCTTCAGGCGGTATAGCAAGACACGGTGTTTTAGTTTTAAATAATGTTATTGGTAGTTTTATAGCAGGTGAAACAATTACAGGAGGCACATCAAGTAATACAGCAGTTATACAATCAAATAGATATGGATTTAACGGAGCTAATACTTTTAATTTTACAAACGTAAGACAATTAGGTATGGCAGGTTCGCCAACTTACACAGCAGATACAGCTATTGATACAACATTTGGTGAAAGCTTTCCATTATTTGGAAGTTTTTCCGTTGCAAATAGTGGAACAACAGTTACAGGATTTGGCAGTTTATTTAATACAGAATTACAAATAGGCGATTCAATTAATTT